CGTTTGTAATATTATGAATAGCCATTCCTATTTTAATCCAAGTGTCGTATTCATAACATTCTTCGTTCGCTAAATTTTTTAAACATTCTTGAATTTTATTAATATCATATTCTTTAATCGGTTCGTATGGAGGAAGGTCTTCTTCTATTTCTTCTTCTTGAATATTATCCGTTTCCACTTCAACCACTTGAGGCTTCGGTGAAATCGGTGGAGAAGAAGGCGGAGACTTAGAAGGAAGAGGCCGTCTAAAATGATTAGTTTCTTCTGTGCTTTGAATGATATGTTTCGTTAACATATAATTGTCTGAATAATTAACGGGAATTTTTTGACGCGTGTCATTAGGTTTGTAAGAATAAAGAAACCGCATATTCCCTCCGTCTCTGTAAACTGATTTGTCGAATATTTTTTCTTTAGAATATTTATCCATTTGTCCTTCGAACTTAAGGTCGTAAAGTTTATGGGCTTCGTTAAATTCACGAAGTTCTTCTACTGTTGTTTCATAATCGCTTAGAACGAAATGATATGAAACCGCGAAGCCACGGATTTCCTTCTTAACTCCTTTTGTTGTTTTGATTTTTTTCTTAAGTCCGTTAGAACTACTAATCGCGATACAAGTATCGGGGAATAATTTCCTTAGAATTTTAAGAACTTGTTCTTCTATTAATGGTATTTGTTTATTGTATTCTTCAATTGTTTCGTAGAACATATCAATGTCATAGTAAGGTTTAATTTTAGTTTTGTAATCTAACCATTCGAAGTAATACTTTTCCGAATTTTTCGAATTCATAAGCATAAGTTCGACTTCGCTTCGTGTTGTTTTTATGAAAGGGTCTACTTTAGCATTGAAATTATTTAGCCCCTTAAAATCTTTAAATTTCATTATATTATTTATATCACTCATTTTAAAATTATTTCCTAAATTATCTTTATATGCTTTTTTTCTATCCATTTATATTATACTTAGAAAAAAATTCTGGGAAATGTTTAATTTTCTCGATTTTTAATTTTTCTATCAATACTTAATAAATGACATATAAAGAAGATTATAATCGGAAATATGGTTTTAAACCTCTGTCTAAATCACATTCTTTAAAAGATATTAGTAAAACCACTGGATATGAATTGAAGGGCTTGAAAATTATTTATAATAAGGGAATAGGTGCTTTTAAAACTAATCCGTCTTCAGTAAGACCTCAAGTTAAATCAAAAGAGCAGTGGGCTTTCGCCCGTGTGTATGCTGCTATAAATCCTAAATCAAAAGCATATAAAATAGATAAATCCCATTTGACGAAAAAAAAGAAGAAATAAAATATTCACTTAAATTATAATGGCTACTTATTCACACTATTCACCTAAATTATTCGACGATTGTATAACTTCGGAAGAAATATGGAAGGATATTGTCCCCTATATTCCTAAGGATAAAAAAATATGGTGTCCGTTTTATTTTAATGGAGAAATGAAATTAAGAAATTTCGGTTTTGATATTATTCATAATGACGAGGATTTCTTTAAAAATAATCGGGGTGAAATTATTGTTGATAATCCACCATTTTCTATCAAAAAGAAAATTCTTGAAAGGTGTTTAGAATTAGATAAACCTTTTATTTTAATAATGCCCGTGTCGGTTTTATGTTATCAATACTTTCAAAAATTTAAGGATATGATTCAAATCCTAATTCCCCCTCGTCGGTATAATTTCGCTCCCGACCTTAAAAGTTCAGCCTCATTCGATTGTTTATGGTTTTGTTATAAAATGAATTTAGAAAAAGATATTATTTTCCTTTCTTAGGTTTCCGTTTTCCTACAACTAATTTTATATCATTCCCTTTTATTTTTTTCATTCTAAATGATTTCTGGTCGAATAATTTAGGGTCTAATTGTCTATATCTATGAAGCGTCTCTGTCGTGTCAACTTTCTTAACTTTATAACCATTTTCTTTTAACCACTTCTCGGCCTTTTTTTTCGGATATTTCGCTTTAAGAAATAAAACTGATTGAGTTTCCATAACCATTTACTAAATATTTATATTTAAATTTTATTCATTATTTTGTTGATTTTCTTCAGCGGGAATAATGGCCTCTTGTTCTCTTACCCTTTCCCTTTCTTCATTCGCTTCGGCTGCTGGCCTCTGCCTTCCTTCCCTCGCTGCGTCCTCTGCTTTTAGGTCTCGGTCGCACTCACAACCACAACATTTAATTTTCTTACACCTTGAATGCTGAAGTGCGATTAATATCCCAGTTATGACTGAACCTAATGTTCCTATAAACACACCTAAGTCTCCTATTGTGAAACCCGATAAACCGCTCGGCGCTTCTACTATTATACTCTCGCTCATTTTTTATCTTTATTATTTAATATGAATATTTTATTTAATAGTATAAAAATGGATAAAAATCCTATGAAAACAGTTGTCAAGAATGTAAAATCGAATAATGAAATATTGAAAGAAATTCGAGAAAATTTAGATAAATGCCTTAATGATATTTCTGATATTAAATCTTATATTAAAGATATTAAGAAAGATATAGAAGCCGAAGAAGTTGTAGAAGATAGTCAATTAGTAGATACTAATCCGTCTATGAATGGAATAAATGAAACTGCTTCTTCTTGGTGGTTTATGAAATAAAGAAAAGTGGCTAGGGTAAATGTTCGAAAAAATACTTGTAAAAGCCATTCACTTTAGTCGTTCTTTTTTGAGAATTTACCCTAGCCACTTTTAATTAAGATTTTACCGATTTCTCAAATATTTATTGGAAATTCTAAAAGAAAAGAATTAATAATAAAGTTTAATAAAATTCAGTATTTTTTAATTAATAAATTAAAATATTGTTATAAATATAAATGGATTTTATACCCGAAGTTAAAATGGATTTTATACCCGACGAAGAAGAAATGCCCGAACTTGAACCCGACCCCGAAACTGAAGAACTAAACCCTAATATGGTTTACGAAGAAAAGGAACAAATTATTGAAGAAGTAAAATCAAAGAAAGATAATATTGACCCCGAAGAAATATTCGCTTTTGAAAAGAAAGTAGAACCGCCTCCCGAAGAAGTGGCGCCTCGATTAACTAAGAAAGGAAAACCTTTCAAGAAGCGCCCACCTATGTCGGAAGCCCATAAGGAAAAATTAAAAGCAGCACGAGAGAAGGCTATGGCCGTTCGAAAGGCTAAGGCTCAAGCACGGAAACAAGATAAAGAATTAGATAATAAGAAATCAACTTTACAAAGATTAAAGAAAAAGAAAGAAGTAGAACAATTAGAAAATGAAATTATAGGTGATTCTAATCCGACACCACCGAAGACACCTCATAATTCTCCGCCTCAAAAATCAATAGACGACGCAGTTATGGAAGGAATTATGAAATATGAAACATTAAGGAAACAAAGAAAGAAAGAAAAACAAGAAGCATTAAGGGTTAAATCCGAGGAAGACGAATTGAAGAAAAAACTTAGACAAGCCATAACACCGCCTAAAACATACAATCCTTATTCGGGTTGTTATTAAAATTTAAATATAATTAAATTATATAATAATAATAAATGGAGAAAAAAGCCCCGAAGGTTTACAAAGTCAAAGACCCCGAACAAGACGAGAAATATAAAGATATTCACCCTCACCTTCCTCAACCTCCCGCTTTAGTCTTGATTGTAGGTTCAGTGAAACAAGGTAAATCGAACTTAGTCGTAAATTTATTATGTTCGCCCGAAATGTATAAGGATAAATTCGATATGGTGAAAATAATTAGTAATACCTTGAACGCAGACCCTAAAGGGAAATTATTAAATAAATATTTCGATTGTGAAGACCATTACGACGATAGTATGATTACTGATTTAGTAGAAAGTCAAAAACAATATGAAGATTTTGAAAGGCCGTCAGTCGCAGTATTATTAGACGATATTCTAACAAAAGATTTCTCTAAGAATAATGCCGTATCTTTTTTAGCCACGCGTTTCAGACATTACGGAATAGGAATGTTATTATTCACAACTCAATCGTTCCGTGCCGTTAGTGGTTTAATCCGTAATAATGCGACTGATATTATTATAATGAAACAACAGAATAAAAAGGAACTCGAGAAAATCAAAGAAGAATATGGGGATATGTTTCCGAATATATTCACTGACCTTTATAATTACGCCATAGACGACGCACCTTACTCATTTTTATATTTAGACCTTCAAACAAATCCAGCCACCGCTTATTTAAGGTTTGAGAAAAAAATAGGTGAAGGCGACAAAAAGTTTATCTAATTTTTGATTAATAAAATTTTATATTATAAATATAAAAATGAACGCTCTTTATTCAAGTGGAGTTGACACGCACAATTCATACGCAGACCATATTCGTGAAATGAACTCGACTATTCAAGGTTTCAATAATGAGTTAGCGGGTCAAATAGACCAGTTAAAAGGAGAACAAGACGAAGAGAAAACAATGGCGGGAGGAATAAGTATGTTGAAAGGTTCTACGGCTATGAATTCAGTTCGCGGTGGTTTAAAGAATTTGAAAGAAGCGAAGAAGTTAGCCGCTGAAGGAGCCGCACGGGCGGAACAATATTATCAAGACGGAAAGGCTGGGATAGGAGTTAGGTCAATTGCGAAAGCCGCGACGGAAACAGAGTTAGCGGAACTTCCTTCCTACTTGAATGTAGCGGCTAGAAAAGAAGGAACGCGTCGCGCTATTGAAGAAGGAAGACAAGTTGAGGCTGCGGCTGTAAGGAAACACGGGTCGGTAATGAATGCCGCCCGTGAGATTGAGGCGGGTCGTCCTTTATGGACTGCTGAAGAACAAAAACTTGTAGACGCTGGAAGGGCGGACGAAATTTACACCGAAGGACGCTCGGTTCAAGACCTCTCCCCCGCAGAATACGAGGCCAGTCAAGCGAGGAGAGCGGGTATAGACGAAGTTAAAGCGTCTATTCTAGAAGCGAAAGAGGGAGCGGCTGCGGAAGGTGTAGATTTAGCGGGTAAACCATTAAGACAATCTTTCGCTAAAGAAACGGCGAGAACACCACAACCCGAACCCGAACCCGAACCCGAACCGAGTTTTGAACCCGAACCCGAGCCCGAACCCCTTGCCGTAGAAGAGGCGGAGGGAGGTGTAGATAGATTATCTACTGAAATGACCGCAGCCGAGGCCGAGGCGATTGAAGGATTAGAAACAATGCCTAAGTTTACTGGTGGTGGTTTTGTAGGTAGAGACGCAGTAGAAGCGGCTAATTACACTAAGGCTGAAAGTTTAGGTTCAAGAATTCAGACGGCTATTACGGGTGAAGGTGAAGTTGCTCGGACTGCCCGTCGCGCACAAGAAGCCGATTTCGCGGCTCGAGACGCGAGAATAGCAGCCGAAAGTAAGGCCTACTATGATACTACGGGGAGAGCAGAACAAGCAGCGTTGAGGGCGGGGGACGACGCAGCATTAGGAATTCCAGAAGCACTAGCGTTAAACGCACCAGCAGCCGCCGAGGAAACGAGTGTTTTAGCGAGAGCGGGTGAACTAGGAAGGGACGCATACTCAACCGCTAAAGACGCCTTACTACCCGCTGGAGAAATTACTGAACTCGGTATTGACCGAGGTCTTCGTGTGGGTGGAGGTGTAATAAGTGGCGGATTAGGAATTTATAAAGATATTAAACAAGGTGGACTAGGTGATAATTGGTTAAGCCGAGTAGGAAATGTGGCGAATATCGCTGGCTCGGGACTTGAAGTCGTAGGTGCTTTAGGTATGGAAATACCAGTATTCGGTGCGGCCACTGAAATAGCGGGAGCATTAATAGCGGGTGCGGGTGCTGGATTAGAAGCCATAGGAGATAGCGACGACGCAGACACTAAAGGAGCCGCTGAAGTTTCTCAATTAAAATCTCAAGCACAATCTTTAGCGGCGCCTTCTTCAACAACCGTGGCCGTCGGAAGAAGTTATTAAGAAAAGAATCATTATTTTTTTTAAATTCTCAATATTTAAGTTAATTTTTATTGTGTTTTTTTTATTAAATTTATTTTATTTATTAAATATAAAATGAGTTCGTTTTGGAAGAATGACGAGAAAATCCCTATGACACAATCTCAAGTTTCTATTACTTCGACAAATGGCCTTGACTATACTTGTCAAGCGGGTAAAGGCGGCCGCCTTGTTGAATTTGAAATTCCTCCTACTGTGAAATTTATGGACGGCGCTAATAGTTATTTAAATTTCGAGGTCAAACTCGCACTCGGGGCGCAGCCTACAAGGCTTCAGTTAGACCCTCAAATCGGCGGTCAAAGTTTAATTAAAAATGTGAGAATTTACAGCGGTTCTAGAAATGTATTGTTAGAGGAGGTGTCCGACTATAACACTAAAGTTGCTATGGAATATTCTTACGATCAAGACGAGAGTATGCGAAAAATGAGAGCCTTGAAAGAAGGTTCAACTGTAGGAGACCCTAAATCTCGCGGAACTCTAGGAACTTCTGAAAGTCAGTTAATTAATATCAGTTCGAACCCTTACTTCGTGAATGACCCAGTTCCCGCTGGCCGTAATTACGGAAATCTTGATTTCACAACGGTTAAGTGTTGTCTGCCCCTTCACACGGGTATTTTCGCCGATAGTAAGAAAATTTTCCCAGTTATGGCGACACAAGGTTTATTTATTGAAATCGACCTTGAGGACGCTTCCCGTGTTGTTAAAACTATGGATAGTGTTAATCGGTGGAGACGCATTCAGCAGAACCCTCTCTTCCACGGCGTCGACGCAGCGGGAACTCAGTGGCCCGCTGATAGTATGACAACCACTCAGTATATTTTCTTAAATAAACAGAATAACATTACAAGCGTTTCGTCGTGTCCCTTTGTGAAGGGAGAACCTATCGGAATATGTTCTAAAACCGACCCGAATTTAACAGCACAAATTCAGACGGGTGCTGGGGTTCAAACTCACGGCGTTATCACCGATATTACTATGAGTGGTGGTTTCGTTAGGTTAGAACTTCAAGCCGCACTTCAGAACAGACAACTGAATGGAACAAATATCACTTCGGGAAATTTCGTTGTTTTTTCGGCTGCGGTAGACGGCCAGAGAAATGACACTGCGGGTCTTGAGACTATGTCTCCTTACACGGCCTACGACACTTCCTATACGGTTTCAGATATGTCTATCGTATGTCAACAAGTTTCGCTCGACGACCGCTACGAGAAAGGAATGCTCGCTAAACTGAGAGAAGGCGGGGCTATTGAGTTCGATATTTTAAGTGCGACTAACTACAAGCATTCGCTTTTATCGTCGAATAGAAACGCCACGGTTAATCTTCCTCTAAGTAATACTCGGGCTAAATCAATTATATGTATTCCGACTGACGCTTCCAGTTATACGGTGCCTCAGTTAATCGGAGGTTGCCGAGGGAATGGTGCTGGACTGACTGACACGAATATTCCTTATGCTGTTGAAACGCTCGCTATGGACGGCCGCCTCCAGTCTAACCGAACTGGCTTAGAAGGGATTATAGACAACCTAACGGACTATCAGTGGGTTATCGACGATAAATTAACTCCGAGCCGTCCAGTTTCCGTTTCTAAGGTGAATGGCGGTAAGTCTATTTCAGCGCAGCATTTATGTGAGGTTGAGAAGAGTTTGAATGCGGCCCGTATTGTTCCTCGCTCGTTCTGCGATTACAATCGGAATTTTATCTGCTCTCGGGGTTATGCTCTGAATGACGGAGTTTCAAATCTAAATAATAAGACAAATCAACTTCAACTTTTCTATAATGAGAGAACGGCGGCGGGTGTAGATAAGCCACCGACTAAAAATAAATTACTAATGTGTTTTGTCTATCATTTAAGAAGAATTCTAATTAAAGGTGATTCAGTTCAAGTTATAGTTTAAAAATCTAATCTAATATTAAATGAAACAAAATATCGCTAAAAATACTTTATCGTTTAGTTGTTCGAAAAAAATGAAATATTTAAGAACACCTCCCGATATATGGGAAGACCTCAAAAATGAGTTCGAGTTCACTTGTGATATGTGTGCTTCGGATAATAATCATTTAGTAGATAAATATTACACAGCCGAGAATAGTGCTTTAGAAAAAGATTGGAATAATGAAATAGGTTATATCCACCCTTTATTTGACGGAAAAATCGGAAAATTTGTTGAAAAGGCTCACCATAGTCGAGGTCTCTTTGTATTTCTTTTACCCGCTTCAACTCATACGAAATATTTTCACGAATATTTTTATAAGAAAGATAATGTTGAAATTCGGTTTTTAAGAAAACCTAAGAAAGGATTTCGGTTCGGACACGACGACGGAACTGAAGAAGACGAAAATAAAATAGGATATATTAAGCCCCTTATGATTTGTATTATGGATAATCGTGATAAATAATTTTTTTTTTCTAAGTGTAATTCTTTAAAATTTTTCATTATAAAAAAAAATAATGTAAAGTATAAAATGAGTAAGAAATATCTTGATATTGACCCGAACAATGTTCCCGCCTCGGGAAAAGTTTCTTTTAAGAATGGTAATCCAGTATTGACTTTTACGGTTGGCCGTCAGAATGGTTTCCTTGATTTATCGTCGCTTAGAGTAAACGGACAATTAAACATTTGGAGAGACGCGGCTGGAACGCTACACCCCGCGGCTGGTGGTGGTGCTGCCGCGTCGGAGGCTATGGCTTCTCAGAAATTAGGTATTTATGGAGCATTCGACCAGTTGATTTTTAGACACGCCGAAACGAAACAAGTCGCAGAACATATTAGACATTATTCACGATTTATGGCTTCCTATCTTCCGACGCTTGCTGGTTCTCAAGACCAGATAGGACACTTGTCTGAGAGTGCCTTAATTATGCCTAACTACGCGGCTTTTCAGAATAATGTCGTAAGGGCTGGAGGTGCTTGTTCGTGGTGTGTTCCTCTTCCTTCGGGTATGACGCTGGGCGGAGGTTCTCTCCCACTCAACCAGTTTCCACTCGAGATTGAACTTCATTTAAGTCCCGATAGTCAGTTCTTCTATTCTACAGACGGGACGACAACTAATATCGCCGATTGTTTCTATGAGTTAAACGAGTTATCTCTTACTTGTGAAGTTATAGTTCCCGAAGGTGTAATGCCTCAGAAGGCTGGTATGTTTTCTTTCAACTCAATCACCTCATATTTCGCCACCTTAGAAAGCACAAATTCTATTATTAATTATCAATTAGCATTGTCTAAGGTTCTCGGTGCTTTTGTGAATTTCGTTCCTTCAAACTTCGTAAACAATTTATCTCAAGACGGCTTCCTAACTTATATGCCCGCTAAAGTCGCGACTGGTGGTGTTCCCGCGGTTGCTGGAGGAGCCTTAGCGAATTTAAAAGATATTACCTTCCTCAGAAATGGCGAGCGTTTCCCATATCATTACGAAACTAAAACTAATTTCTCCGCAGATAGTAAAGTCGCAGTATGCGACCCTCAAGTTATTAAACAATTCTTAAGTTCCATTATTCCCGAAGATATTCATAATCGCACTTCAGTTTCACCCGTTAATTCTAATAGAAATTATACGGTTAATGACGCGGCTCTCACCTCGTATCGCCTCATTCCAGAAGGCGGTGCGTCTTGGGGTGTTGGTGTTCTCTATGATATGCTCGATAGTGAAGGTGTGGATTTTTCGAACGCACAATTTTCAATTCAAATGACAAATGAATTAGACGACGGAAATCCTATCTCCGCTTATCTATTTATTAAACATAAGACTTCGATTGCCTTTAGTGAAGGCGGCGTTCAAGTAATTTCTTAATTTTTTCTATTAATTTTCAAAAACATTTTTTATTTTATAAATTTTAATAATATATAAGTTATTAAAATGGCTGATATAGATAGAAAACCTTCACCCGAAGAAGTTTCTCAAGATAGAATTCCAGACTTGATTAGAATCGGAGAAATCCCGTCTGAATACGGACAGATACTTCAGACTGATATTATTGACCCCGCGACTAAGTCTCAGAGTAAAGCCCGATTTACTCTAAACCGCGTCGCTGGTTTCCTTCATTCGAACTCTAAGATAACACTGGGTTGCGTTCCCACTACGAACGCCCGTAGTTATTTTCCCCTTCAGATAGGTGTCGGCCAGTTGATTAAGTCGGCTGAACTCCGTATCGGTTCTCAAACGGTATGTTCGGTTCAAGATTTTCCGTCGCTTCACGCATATCATTCCCTTTTCCTTACGAATGAAAATAACAGAGAAAGGGAACAATACTTAAGTCAGCGTGGTATTAACCACGGCCCTTATTATTCCGACGGCTCCGACACCTCTGCTCCCGCTTTCGGAATAGATTTAGGCCGTTATCCTACGGACAACGGCGCTGGTCTCCACCAGACACAATTATTACCATTTCAAGTTAACGACGCGACCTCCGCGGAAACTATTTCTGAAGCCCCAGTTTATTCAATCTACCTTTCGGACTTGTTCCCGTTCTTGAAATTTAATCAACTACCCGCATTTATGATTAAGGACGAAATTCATATTGACCTCACTTTCGCTGACGAAACGACTTCGCTAGCGGGTGCCGATAATTCGAACCGAATGTGCGTCGCTCTTGGTGGAACTGCTAATGTTTCTTACCCTATAGACCTTGACGAATTGAAATTGATTTACGATAGTATTTCATACGACGGCGAAATTATGAGAAAATATGAAGAACAGAATAAGACGCTAAGTTTCTCGTATGTTGATTATCGTATCGCGAAGAGACAACAAGCGGCGGCTTCTTTTAACGATTTCTCTATGAATATAGGTGGTAATGGCCGTCTTGTTTCTAAGGTTATAGCGGGAGTTCAAAAGAATAATAATTATCTTTCGCAGTCTCTTCTACTGGGAGACGGCACTGCTAAAGCGAGCGACGCAGTCGCTTCTCTGTCGCTGAATTTAAATTATAACGATAGAGACGAGTTCCCACAAGATAGGGAGAATGAAGCACTTCAGTTCCACACTACTCAACAAGCCGAAGGTCAAGTTCCTTTCGTAGCCCGTGCTGAATATTCGGCTCAAGGCCCGAATTCTATTACAAATGGAAGATTTGAAGGACATATTCAGAATGACGAAGTGCGGGGTCTTTATAAGGATTTCAAGTGGGTCGCGATTAAACCGAATAGAAACGAACGAATTAATAATAAGGGGATTACTCTTATGTATGATACAAATGATTTAGGTGCGGGAGACTACACTCTTCGTGTCTACCTTGAATTACTCAAGGTCGCGACCATTAAAGACGGCCGCTTTGATTGTTATTTTGCTTAATAAATTTAAATCTATATTGAATATAATGAAGAAAACTTTGTATAAACCTTTCAAAAATGAAACGAAATCTAAATATAAATATTATGTTTATGTGAAATCGAGTAAAGGTAATCCTAAGAAAATCGGTTTCGGAGATAAGAATTACGGACAATTCAAAGATAAATTAGGCCACTATAAATCATTAGACCATAATGACAAGAAAAGAAAAGAATTATATTATAAGAGACACGGGAAAGCGACTTCAAAAGATAGTGCGAAATATTGGTCTCATAAAATATTATGGTAAATAATAAAAGTGGCTAGGGTAAATTCGAGAAAAATAAGGTGTTGAAAATAATATTCATAATCCCTATTTTATGTGAGTTTACCTTAGCCACTTTTTTTATTTACTAAATTAATATGATTAAGCCTCCCGAAATAATCTGTAAAATGTTAGATATACTTCAGACAACTTTAGCGACTTGTGAACCGCAGAATTGTTCGACTTCTTGTTTTAATTATTTAATGAATTTAGGACTTCAATGCCCTATGATATTTCAACACGAAGAATACAATGAAATGTGGAAAGGTCTTATCGACGATTGTGTTAGTCAAGGAGTTCAAACAACTTTTAATCCATTTCAACCCATTAACCATTAATTTTTTTTAAAAACATTA